GGAAACGAAAGTAATTATCCGTCGCGGCGGGTGCGGGAAAGTCGTCGGGGAATATATCTGCCGAAAGGTTGAAGCAATCCGAGCGGATAACATGATACAGGCATATTATAATAATCGTCCCGAAACCCGTTTGACAGACGAACAACTTTTTGCTTATGCAAACGGAAGACCGCTTAAATTCTTGTATATGGATGACGTGATTTTCTACGACAAGCCGAAGGAGCTGGGAGAGTTTTGGGCCTATAACGAGGAATTAAATAATCGGTTTGAAAATGAAGAAAATTTTTGTTGTTACGACGGCACAAACGAATATGGGGAACTAATAAATGAATGTGCTGTTTTTAATAAAAATATCACACGCTGTTACAGTTGCTGGGAGGAATGGAGCGGTTGGTGCCATAGAATTACCCGCCCGCCGCAAAGTTGGGCTTACGTCGAAGAATTGGAGGGTTGACATGACAAAACAAGAGCTTGAAAAAGTATATGACCGTTTATCGAAAGAGCGTGATATATTTGATGGAAACCGATTTTATATACAAAAAGAGATCGGAGAGATAGTAGATGTATTTAATAGCGGGATAGCGGAAGAAAGTGATTACAACAAAGGCATAAAAGAGTTTTTAGAATTTCTTGTACCGCTGTTAAATAAGGGGTTAAGATTAAAAATCCCCGAAATTAAGCCTGAAAAAGAATGTAAAGTCATGATTTTCAAAGGAGGCAAGGATTGACATGGACAAAGAAAAGCAGATCGAGAAAATGGCGAAGATAATTGGAGAAACCACATTCATAAGAGGCTTTGAGTATTCTGCCGCCGCATGGATATTCGCCGCAGGGTACGGAAAGGTAAAGGAAGCGGTGAAAGAAACGGTGCTGGAGATTTACGAAGAAATTGAAAAAATCCCCTATCATAATTTTTCGGAGGAAATGGATAAAGGTTATGCCGTGGCTATAAGCGCCGTTTTAACGGTGTTAAATAAAAAGGCGTTGGAGGTGTGGGGTGACAGAACGAGAAAAGATTAAGGAAATGGCGCGGGCGATATGCGGAAATAGCTATAACCCAAAAACGGGGATTTGCGACAAGTCCGATATAAAATGTGACTTTTCATGCGTCGCTTATTTGAAATCTAAACGCATGTACGCATTAGGCTACGGAAACGTAAAGGAAGCGGTGAAAGAGTTTGCGGAACGGGTAAAGGGAATATTTTCGGGAAATGCAGAGGAGCGGCAAAAAGGATATGCGAAAGAAATAGTTTGCTCTTTAACTATTGACGAATTTAATGAAGAAATAGACGAGCTAATCAAGGAGGTGTGCGGTGAAAAATAGAAAATGCCCGTATAAAGGTAATCTGTGCTGGGATTACGGTGCTTGCGAAAACTGCGAATGGGGCAAATTGATAGATAAATACGAAAGAAAAATTAAGAGGTTACAATCTCAAGTTTTAGAAGAGAAAGAAGAAAAGAAACAAACGACACGGGAGTGCTTGAGAATTGTGTATAATATCGGTTGTAATTATGTTACTAACGATTTCGACATAGGATGGAACAATGCGATAAAAAAGGTGTATCGCAAAATATCTCAAAAATATGGGATAACGGAGGGCGAGGAATGAGAGAGATATTATTCAGAGGAAAGCGAGTAGATAACGGCGAGTGGATAGAGGGAGACCTTATACAAAGTCGAGACAAAACCTATATACATCCCAAAGCAAACTCGTTTAGGGTGAGCGAAACGGGATTAAGTAAACTTATTGTTTTACGCGAAGTGTATCCTGAAACGGTCGGACAGTACACAGGCTTGACCGACAAGAATGGCAAGAAGATATTCGAGGGGGATATTATTCGAAGCAATTCAGAACGAGGGTATATCGAATATTATCCGAACGATTGTGCGTTTGACGTAGTAGATGACCACGGATTTTATTGGCTTATCAGCGAAATGTCAAATATCGAAGTTATCGGGAATATACACGACAATCCCGAGTTGTTGGAGGAGAAATAAAAATGAGCGAGTATAAGAGATTGACGCAATGGACGGAGAACGGTGCAAGTCTTGATTTAGGCGATCCAAAAAGCGATATGGAAGCTCGTCAAGCGTTAATGGTACAGTTTAAGAAAGCGTGCAATAAACTTGCCGAGTTGGAGGACAAACTCGAAGAGGGAACGCTGGTAGAGCTGCCGTGCAAGGTGGGAGATATTGTGTATTGTCTTATAGCGCAAGGCACGCATGGAACGGTATATACGACGGGTGCGGCAATAAGCAGAGCGGTAACGAAAATTATTTGGGATGGCAGGCGTTTTGAAATTTACTCAGAAAGATCCCACATTTGGAGTAACGATTATAACGAATGTAATTATTACGGATATTGGGGGGAAACAGTATTCCTCACCCGTGAAGCCGCGGAAGCGAGATTGAAGGAGCTGGAGGGGAAATGACACCGTTAGAACGCGCGAGAAACAGTGAAAAAGAAAGGGCCAAGAGTTGTATAAGCTGCGCGCACCTTGTGGAAATCCGAGGCGTTTACTATTGCGAGGTAAACGGAAAGATACTGTTGCCGCGGTTTATGAATATCGGACACTGTATGCACGAAAAAAGCGAATATAAAGAAAATCTGGAGGAGAAAAACGACATGAAATATAAAAAGTTGCTGTTAGTAGAGGACGGAAGCGTTGACGTAGAAAAAATCACCGAGGATTTGAAAGACGAGCCTATCTACATAATAGTATATCGTCAGGGCGCAAAAATGCCTGAAATAGTAGATTTAACCAGCGAATACGAGGGAGAGAAATCTCCTGCGATCGGATTTGAAGTAGAAAGCGAAAGAGATGAGGAGAACAAGATATGAAAAAGAAAATTTTCAAATTATTGCTAATTTACGTTTTCGGGCTTACGTTTGCCTTTGCAGGCTGCAGTCAAGCGAAAACAACGACGAATAACATTCAAAAACAAGCTGACGAGTTCAAAGTTTATCGAAAAATGACGTTTGTCAATCTTTATACGGGGCAGCTTTTGTATTCGGCAGAGGGCTATTTTTCAATTCAAACGACGTTAAACAATGATTATCAAGGTCAACAAGAGCTTGCTTTGATTTTCAAGATTGCCCCCGACGAGTATAAGATGGACTATTTTTCAATCGCGGAAAACGTTTGCTATGTTATCGAACAAACGGAGAATACGCACACCGATCCCTATTATTGGGACATCGTCTGGTATATCGCTTTACCGAACAATAGGCCTTAAAAGGAGACATTGTGAGAGCGAGAATAGATACGGTAACGGATAATTTACGCCGTGGGACGGTACATACGCTTTACACGCCGACGGCGGAGGCGGAGATTTGTTTGACCTGTCCGTTGAAAGAGTGTAAAAAGGCCGAGTGTAAAAGGTTCAAGGACGAAAAGAAGAAACTGAAAGGAAGGAAGAGCGTATGACGATAAAAGAGAAGCGGGAATACATAAAACGAGCTGGAGGAAAAGTAAAGGAGAGCGTATGAAGCAAGGGCATTGGCTGACGATAGATAAAGCGTTCAAGGGTTACAGGAGAAATCTTGTAGCCCTGAAAAGCTATCCGTACCCCTATGTTTCGGGAGTGGATTACTCAAAGCCGAGGGTGACGGGGGACGGATACAAAAACGGTACGGAGCAAATGGTGATGTCTGCAATAGACAAGAAAGACGATTTGGAGAAGCAGGTGCGCCTGGTGGAAGAAGTGGTGCGGTGGTTTGAAATCGAGGGTTACGGACGGGAAAGATATATAAAATATCGGTATTTTAAGGGCGCGACCAATCTTAACGCCTGTTATGAGATAGGAATATCGGAAAAGACGGGGAAGAATTGGAAACGGGATATCTTTTACAAGGCGGAAGCGATCGCGGAGAATATCGGGATATTTTCAAAAAGTGAAAATGGGTAAAAAGATTGCCCTTTTTTCCCGTTTTAGTATGATATAATGGTATCGTGGAAAAAGTGAAGAAAGCCGTCGGCAGAGATGTCGGCGGTTTTGCTTTGAAAGGAGTTGAGGGTGCGTGGCGGATAAGTACGAGGAAATCGTAGGACCTAATTTAATATTAATCGAAAGATGGAAAAGAAACGGTCTTTCGGAGAGAGAAATCGCCGAAAAGCTCGGGATTTCCTATTCTACGTTTCGAGCCTATAAAAAAGAGAAATCGGCACTTTCGGCACACTTAAAAAAAGGGGCTGAAATCGTCGATACGGAGGTGGAAAACGCGTTGTTGAAGCGCGCGCTGGGATATAGCTTTACGGAAATCACCCGCGAACAGAGAGACGGAGAACTCACGATTACGAAAACAGTGGTAAAGGAAATACAACCCGACGTCACGGCGCAGATCTTTTGGCTGAAAAACCGCGCTACGGACAAGTGGCGAGATAAACCCGTGGAAAGTCTTTCCGCAAGCGGATACGAACCCGTGAATATCCCCGCGGGATTGATAGCGCCGATATATTTCGACTTAAACCGACGAATAGACCAAGGCGAGATCACGGAAGCCGTAATCAAAGGCGGTCGGGGCGGATTGAAATCTTCGTACGTGGGATTAAAAATACCCGAACTGCTTATGCGCAATCCGTCCAGCCATGCACTCGTGACGCGGAACGTGGGCAACACAATCCGAGACAGCGTATATGCGCAGATCAAATGGGGGATAGAGCAGCTGGGGGTGGAGGACAGATTCGAGTGTACGGTCAGCCCCATGCAGATTGTCTATAAGCCTACGGGGCAGATCATCTATTTCCGCGGTATGGACGATCCTTTGAAGATCAAGTCGATCAAAGTGCCGTTCGGATATATCGGTATTTTATGGTACGAGGAATTCGACCAATACGCAGGCGAGGAAGCAATCCGCTCGGTCAATCAGTCGGCGCTTCGCGGCACGGATGAAAAGGGCGAAAGCAAGACGATTAAATTTGAAACTTTCAATCCGCCCGCGACGGCGCAAAATTGGGCAAACCGCTATGTATTACAGCCGCGCAAGGGCATGACGGTTTTGCATACCTCCTATCTGGACGTCCCGAAAGAATGGCTCGGTCAGGCGTTTATTGACGAAGCGGAGACGCTGAAAGAGCTTAATCCGAAAGCGTACGAAAACGAATATCTCGGCGAGGTGACGGGCACGGGCGGGAATGTGTTCGAGAACCTGGAAATCCGTGAAATCACCGATAAAGAAATAGAAAATTTCGATCGCGTCAAACAAGGCCTCGACTGGGGCTATTATCCCGATCCCATGGCGTTTGTGCGGCTGAATTACGACAGCGCGCGGCGCACGATTTATATTTTCGACGAAGTAAAGCGGATCAAGACCTCGAACGAGGACGCGGCATCGGAAGTTTTGAACGCCTATAAAGAAACGTGCACGATCGCGGACAGCGCGGAAGAAAAATCGATCGCGTATTTCCATTCGCAGGGCTATAACATGCGCGGCGCGGTCAAAGGCCCCGGGAGCGTAGAATACGGCATGAAATGGCTGTCGAGCCTGGTTAAGATTGTGATCGATCGCAGGCGTTGCCCCGAAACAGCAAAGGAGTTTGAAGAGTCGGAATACTTGAAGGATAAAGACGGCAACTACATCTCGGGATATCCCGACAAAAACAATCATTTCCAGGACGCGGTGAGATACGCGCTGAACGACGAAATACAGCAGACGCGTGCGGCGTTGAAAAAAGTGAGGTATTAAAATGCTATACGATTTGAATTTTTTGAAAACGGGAGAGATATTCCCGCCGCGGGAGGAGCTGGAACGGCTGGACGCCTACCGCGTAAACGATCTGTTGCTCAACGACGAGCCCTGGACGGCGCTGCCCGAACATAAACGGAGAGTGCTGTTTTTATTGTCGAATTTTTCGTTGACGGAGCCGAAGGACTGCTATCTGTATAACGCGAATTATTGGGCGGAACTGGCGGATAAGACGCGGGAGCTGACCTTCGGAGCTCGCCCGACGATAAAAACGGACAGGCAGGACGTTTTGAACGAGCTGCTCGAAAATACCCGACTTTACGAAAAGGGCGAGGAAGGCGTAGGGGATTTATGCGCCTTCGGGGAATGGATCGTAAAGATAAAGGAAGACGAGGCGGGAAACGGCACGTTTATCAACGTAGATCCGTCGATCTGGTTCCCCGTGGTGAGTTTCGAGGACGTGAAAACGATAAAATATCACGTGCTGGCGTGGGTGGTAAATAACCCGATTGCGCGGGATAAATTCGAGTTGCACGTGCAAATCCACGAAAAGGGGAACTATAAAAACCGCGCTTTCGATATTTCGGACAGCCGCAGAGACGACACCTATACGGTGCCGCAAACAAAGCAGGTGATCCGCGCGAACGCGTATAAAATAGGTGCGGAGCTGAAAACGACGTGCGACGGATTTACGGTAGGCGATTTCGAAACGGGTCTCGACGATTTCGCAATCGTACAAATCCCGAACGACACGACGAGCAAGAGCATTTACGGGAAATCGGATTTCGATAAAATCACGGACGCGGCGATCGCATACAATACGCGCATGACACTGAAAGACGTGGTGCTGGATAAACACAGCGCGCCGTTGATGTACGGCCCGCCGCTCACCGAGGACGAACGGATAGGAAACTACCTCGAAGTGCCGCCCGACGATCCGAAAGCGCCAGGGTATCTCGTATGGGACGCGGCGATGACGGCGGTGGACAATACGATCGCGGCGCTGAAAGAGGACACGGCGAATTTATCGGGCATGGGCAGTATTCTGGATACAAAAACGTTCGGGGAAAGCCAGGGCTACGACGCATTGATGATCAAGCTGGCGCCGGCGCTCATGCGGGCGGCGAAGAAAACGTCGAGGATAGAGCCGAGGCTGAAGAAAATCATTTCCCTCGTATCGCAGATCGGTTACGGGAAGATCGAGGAGCGCGATCTGGAAATAGCGTGGCATAGCGGGATACCGACGACGGAGAGCGTGCGGGCGGACATCGCGGCCAAACACTTGGCGACGGGCTGGAGCAGAAAGCGGGTGTTGATGTTGGACTACGGCTTAAGCGAAGAAGAAGCGGAAGCGGAAATCGCGCAAAAGGAAGCGGAAGCGCCGCCTATTCCTCAATCGGGTTACGGCGCGGACGAGGACGGGGAGAGTGACGATGAATGAAATACATAAAACCGCCCGAGTTCAAGTCCGTGAGGGAATTTACGGAATATTACAAGCAAGTGGAACGGAACATCACCGAGCTTTTGACAAAAGACTGCGGCGCATCGACGAGCGGGGAACTGAATACACAGCTGAAAAACGCGCTTCAGGCGTCGATGTCGTATTTGTCGGACGTGAACAGGGAATACACGAAAACCGAGCTTCCGCGCGCGTTTGAGGAGGGCAGAAAGGGCGTCCCGAAGTCTCCCGCGTTGAGCATGAGCGAAGCGGCGATAATATTGAAAAAGCAAGGATATCGATATACGGGCAACGCGTTTTCGCGGAACACGTATATCGAACTTCAAAGCGCGGTAAAAAGCGCGGGAAAGGGGTTTCTGACGCGCGTGAACAAGACGATAGAGGGTTTACGCAAGGAAGGAAAAGACAGCGTTTACAACGTGCAGGAAGCCGTTAAAAAGGATTTGGAGGAAAACGGGCTTCTGACGGTAAAGTACGCCAACGGAGCAAAACAACCGCTTTCGGCATATGCGGCGATGGCGGCTCGGAGCGCGAGGATAGAGAGCGTCAATATCGGCGCGATCGGTCGTGCGTTGCAAGCGGGCACCGATTACGTAAAGATGACGACGATGCCGCAGTGCTGTCAATTTTGCGGCGCGTATCAGGGAAAGGTTTATTGTATCTCGGGCAAGGATAACCGTTTCCCCGCATTGTTTAAGACGGTGCTCAAAAGCGGTTATGCACTGCCGCACCCGAATTGCAGGCACGAGTTTATCCCGTGGTTTCCCGAAATAGAGGCGCCCGAGGACGTGGAAAAGGCGATTAAGGACAGCCGAATCCGATATAACGCGGACGGAAGCCTGAAAGACGTGCGGTATCAACGGGATATAGAAGCGTATGCGGCCTGGCAAGCGGGAAACAGACAATTGAACGCCGAACTTTTGGAGTATCGGAAAATGCAGGCGCATTATAAGGGGCGGGGCGATATACCGTATAAAAGCCTGGCAAGTTTCCGTCGGGCAAGACGCGCGAACGAGCTTTCCCCCGCGTATAAGGCGTGGCGGAACAGAAAGAAAGACGAAAACACCCTTAATCGGTGGAAGGAAGTGAAAAACTTCAGAAATTTGCCCAAAACAGTTGAAGATTTGCAAAAAATCAAGTATAATAAAAACACAGAAGCCTGGGAGCGGTTAAAGCGCGAGCAGACGACTATTGCAAAGATAGACGATAAACCTTGGACGGATACTTTCAGAGAAAAAGCTATAAACGCTTATTATGATTTCAGAGAGAAGGGAATTGAATTCACCGACCACGGGATAGCGCGATTTTTGCAACGAGGCTTTTCCTTGGAAGAAATTGCAGATATTGATAAAAAGTCGTTTAACTACGCGCAGGACGACGGGAAGCATATTAAATATTATAATGGTATTGCGGTCGTCTATACGAGCGATAAAAAAGAGGTTGTGTCTATGATAAGAAAAACGCAACCTAAAGGAGAATGGTATGAAGTCAAAAATTGAAACTGCGTTTGAGATGTTTGAACGATTGTTTGACGGGAAATATGAGCCATTGCAATTTTCTTGCGATATGGAGCAATATCTATATGATAATTATCAAGAAATGTTATCCGAAGATAAGGAAACTACAGTTTATTTGAATGACGATGTGGCCGATATTTGTTCGGAGGGAGAGCCTGGATTTGATCCGACGCATATGATAAACGGCTTAAAAATTCGATATGAAGAAGCGAAACGAATATATAATAAAAAACAATAACAACTAAAAGCACCTTGCAGTCAAATGCAAAGTGCTCTTTTTATACAAAAAATACAAGGAGGTGAAAGATCATGGATTTCAGAAAAGTATCTGACGGAGACGGAATGAAAGAGATTTCTTACGACGAGCTTAAAGAAGCCGCAAGGCCGTTGATGGAGCTTTTGCGAAAGAAAGGCAATATGGAAATGTCGGCTTTGGTAACCGATGAAACCGTAGTCATTATGGAATCACTCGTCGGGACGTCTATCGAATACAACGACTGATTAAACAAAACTCAATAACGAAGGACAACGCTTTTATGGCGCTGTCCTTTTTTATAGCAAGCGAGACGCGGCGAAACAGCGTCAAAACATAAAAACTCGGAGCGGAGCGCACCGCGAGAACAAAGCGTAAGGAGGTATTTTTATGATCACAAGAGAGGCTTTGAAGGCAAAAGGTTACACGGACGAACAAATCGACACATTGCTGGATATGTTTCACGCGGAAGAACAGGAACTGCGCGGGCAGGTGACGAAACTGACATCGGAGCGGGAGGAAGCGAAAGCCGAAATCGCAAAGTATCAAAAGGGCGGGGAACTGTATTTCGACCCTGCGGAGCTCGAGCGGCTGAAAACGTTTGAAAAGGAAACGTTGACGCGGGAAACGAACGCCAAAAAGACGGAGGCGCTGACAAAATTGTTTAAGGGCGCGAAAGCGACGGACAGCGTCGCGAAACTGCTGATTTCGGGGCACGACCTGGAAAAGCTCGAGCTGGACGACAAGGGCGAGATTAAAAACGGGGCGGAGCTTTTGAAAAAGGCCAAGGCCGACTATGCCGACTTATTCGGCGGAAGCGGGGACAAGGGAGTGCCGCAGGCCAATCCCGACGCGGGCGGCGACGCGGGAACGAAAACGCCGCAAATCGTATATTAAAAATAAATCTTAAGGAGAAAAAAATTATGGCTATGACTGATGCATTGAGCATTTATCTTGAAAACGGAACCACGAAGGCGTATCTGAAAAACGTGCTTGCGGGTATCTTCGAAAACTATCAGAAAGAGGCGCTTTCGGCGCGTCTCAAATCCAAAAACGCGAATTTGAACAGGCCTGCGGGCTCGTATGAATTCAAACGGTTCGCAAACTCTACGGTGAAGGACTACGGCACGGCGCGCGCGGCGGGTAAGGGCGATAAGATCATCGCGCCGCCCATCGTCGTCAATCTCGACAAAAACAAGGAAATCGTGGAGGAAGTCAACTTCTTCGACGCGGACGGGAGCTTTACGGACGAAGGATTTAAGGCGATGGTGGAGCGCAGAAAAATGAATTTCGAGCTGTCCGTCACCGATTTCCTCGACATGGACTTTTTCTCGGCGGCGAAAACGGGCGGCACGGCGGCGACCGCGTTGGGCGTGACCGATCTCGATCCTGCCAAGTCCTTTAAGCGTCAGATCGAAACGCTGGTCGGGAAATTCGAAAAGACGGGTAAAAACGGCACGGAAAACAAATACGTGCGCGGTATCGACAGGCGGTATATGGCGTTGGTGCTGGATTCCTCGCTCTACGGGCTGGTGAAAGACGAACTCAACGATTGCCGCAACTTCTCGCAGATGATTTCCGACGAAAAGTTTACGGGTATCAACGGTGTGGCGTGCTTCTCGTCCGTCAATCTTCCCGACGGCACGGATTACATGTTGATGACGATGGATTCTATCGCGCAGCCCGTACTTCCCAGCGGTTTCGAGTTTGAAAAAATTCCGCTGTCGATCGAATACGCGATGGAGATGTTCTTCCGTTACGGTTCCAAAGTACTCGCGCCCGAACTGGTACTGCACGGCAAACTTGCCGAAGTCGCGGCATGACGGTAAACGTCGATACGTACGTGACGGTCGCGGAAGCGGATAAAGTCGTCTCCGAAACCTATCCGCCCGCCTCGCCTTTGGCGGTGAGCTGGGCGGTACTGACGGAAACGGAAAAAGAACGCTTCCTCGCCGTCGCGCTGGAACGCATGGAAAACCTCTCGTATAAGGGTGAGCGGGCGTATTACTTTCAGCCCCTGCAATTCCCGCGGATTACGAGAGGCATTCCCGCGAACTTTCACGACGCCCCCATAGAAGCCAAACGGGCGCAGGCGGTCTGGGCATCGGAGATCGTGCGGGAGGAATTATACGTCAAGCGCAGAAACACCGACGCGTGTCTGGCGCTTGGGATTATCACGAAAGACAACTCGGGCGAACTGCCTTCGGGTACGGTTCCGCCCCCGCCCGCAAGGGTGAAAGAGCTGCTGCACCGCTGGCTTACGTCCTGGAGGAAAATCTGACATGAATATATTTTCTTATCCCGTAACGATCACTTACGACGAGCTGAAAACGGAATGCGGGATCGATCTTGCGACGGAAGTCGGAAAAGAAAAAGAACGCTCGTTCATGAACGGCGTCAACCGCGCGATATACGACGGCGGCGTGTATCTGACGGGCGCTTCGGATTTGAAAGACCGTATCATTAAAGCAAATCCCGATTGCGCGACGGCGATCAAGCGCGCGTTGCTCGTTCAGGCGCAGTACATGCTGGACGCAGGCGACGTGGGTACGGAGAGCGGAATTACGATCACGGCGGACGGACAGAAAGCCGTGGTATCGCGTTCGGAGCTTCGGAGCAAGACCATATGCCCCGCCGCGGTGGACGCGTTAAAGGCCTGTCCCGTCCCGATCCTGTACGCGGGAGAGGTGGTGTGATGTCTTTACATGCAAAAACGGATTTTATCTGTACTCTGATAGATAAAAACGAAAGGGAATTGCTCCGCTTTAAGGCGACCGCTTCTTCCGATTTGGTGCTTTCGGCGGATTATGAGGGCGGGGGCGTCGCTTCGGGCGGGCAAGCGTTTACCGTTTCGACGGAACGCGAGTTTCAATACGACCCGCTGGCTCATAGAGTGTCGGCGTTGGAACGAATATTTGCCGTCGTCTCCGTGCAGGTCTCTTTCCGCAAGCAGCTCGGCGCGGGCGGGCGCATGAAAAAAATATATATTCTGGAGCTGCAATAATATGAAAATCACGGCGGAAATGCTGGCGGCGAAATTGTTGGAGTTCGCCAAGAAAAACGCGCCCGTACGGGTACTTACGTTTAAGCGTTATCAGCGTACGGTCTATTCAAAGACCGAAACCTACGCAAAAGACGTGAAACGCGGAGGCAAGGTTGTCCATAAAGCAGGCGACCGAAAAGTAATCCATAACCGCGGCAGGCTGAAAACGGGCGAATCACGGGCGGTCGGCAAGAAAGGCACGAATATGTATTCGCCGTATCCCGGCAATCTCAAAAATAACGGTATCTACGCCATTGAAAACGGCGTGAGGTTCGATTACGATAAAGTCGGGTATATCGGCTACGCAAACAAATACAGCCATAAACCGCGGTACATAGAAAAGACGGTGGACGATTTTTGTCAATACTGCGTATCGCTCGGAGGGAGGATAATAAGAAGATGATAGATTTACAATACCTTGCAACGGTAATCAACCGTATTGTCGGCACAAACGATTTCGCCGTGTATCTGAATACGAACGTCGCGCCTGCGGGCGACGGCAGGACGGTGGTTACGCTGGCGGCAACGCGGACGCCGTTCGGTTTTACAACCGAGGAAATCGACGCGGAAAGCCTGTCCGTTACGCTCACCTTTGATTTATCCGCAAGCAATATTTCCTTGCGCGACAGGGCTCTGTTCGTCATTAAAAATACCCTCCTCGGCTGGCAGTCGTTTACAGTCGTTCAGCCCGAGGGGGATACGTATGCAGTAGAAAGCTTTCTCGAACAGCAGGCTCCTGCAAATCCGTATGTGGACAGCGGCGGGGTCACGCAACAGATCGTCGTCTCGGGGACCATTCTGATTAAAAATGCGGAGTGCGGCGCGGTGGTGGGGAATAACGTCGGGATATATCTCGATGACGTAAAGCTGTTGAAAGCACAGCGCGGCGGGGGTATGCAGTCCGCGAGCGAGAATAATCTGCCGCTTTCCCAAGGCGGAACTCTGCCGCAAAACCGGATTGTTTCCCGCACGCATACCACCCAGCTGACCTGTATTTATACGGGCAAGCCCATAGAAAACGAGTTTTTGAAGATCGCGGAGGGCTGCGCGCAGGACGTGAACAGGATTTATACGTATCGCGTGGAATATCCCGATTTAACGATCGTCGTGCCCGTCAAAATTCAGGCCGTAAGCATTACCGACGGCGCGGGTGTGTTTCTGCAATATACCTTGACGCTTCAGACGGCGGAGGAGGCGATAAGCGGTGAGTGATATCCCTACCCAAGGAACTTTGGACGTCGTTATTTTAATGCAGTCCGATACGGGCGGGAGCGGTACGGCAGGCGGAACTGCGCCGAACCCGTCCGACCCGCAGCGAGAGGGCGGGCTTTCGAAAAATCCCGTGCAGTCGGAGGACAAGAACAAACAGGCGAAGCTGGCTACCGCGATACAGGCGGCAAAGACCGTAGGCTCGCAGGCTTTGAACGCAGTTGTATCAAATATCGGCCTCGCCACGGGGAACACCTACGCACAACAGCGTGCGGAAAGCGCGATCTCCGCCGTAAACACAGCCGTTGGGCTGGCGATGGCTGCCGCTAATCCCGTTACGTTCGGCGTGGCGCTCGCGGGTATGGCGATCGGTACGGGCAGTCAGATTTACAGGGACTATAAACAAAGAGAGCACGACAATTATGTCGCGGCGCAGCTCGCCAGACGTGCAGGCTTTACGGAGAACAGACGATGAAGATAGAATTTAATACGAACGAAGGAAATATGGGAACAAGCTATCCCGTATCTAACCGAGTAACGGCGGATTTCCGTCTCGACGAACAACTCGACACGGGCAGCGCCATGATAATCACGGACAGTGCGGAACCGATCCCGCCGATGACCCCGTCGCGGTTGACGTTTTCCGACGACGAAGCCGTTACCGCTAAAAATTTTCTGCGGTTTCCCGCGTATTGCTTCGATACGGTGGAGGTTAGGAGCCAAGGCTACTGCGCGCATAATCTCACGCTTGTGGAACCTACAAGGCTGTTGATGGGTATTCTCATTGACGGTATGAAGGCAACCCAGCCGCAGGACGGGACGGCCAAGGACAGTTTATATACCGTGGCCGATCGGCTTTTGAGAGTTTGCAGATTGACAAAGGGCGGAAAACCGCAGAAGCTTTGGCTTACCGACGACGAAGAGATTGTAACACTGTTAAAAAATAACGATTCGCCCGAGTTTGCTTGGGAAGCCGAAATACAGCTTTGGGAATGTCTCAAAGACATTGGCAGCGTAATCAACTGTATGCCGCGTTTGACTTCGGAAAATCCTACTATGTCTTTGGCTTTTACTATTATAACTTTCGATAAGATCAACGACGTTACCGAAGAAAGAGAGTTATAAAAGAAAAGCCGCACCCTCGAAAGGCACGGCTTCTCTACAAAATTTAGTTGGTAGGGTAAATTATTTTTATATTAAGCAATAAATAAATTATAAGGTCAATGGTAGAAATTGTCAAGTTAAAAGCAAGATACACATGTAATAAATTTGTAAAATTTTTATAAGCCTCATAGTAAGAAAAAAACGAGCGGTAAACTCGTTCTTTTCTTTGGCGTTTTAGAGACTTACAGAATAACAAGACTCTCAAACACTCGATTCTGACAGACCATTTGCCTGTTGGTTTTAGAGACTTACAGAATAACAAGACTCTCAAACCGAAAAGTCAAAAGGAATACGAAAAAAAGAGTTTTAGAGACTTACAGAATAACAAGACTCTCAAACACCAAAGTATATCCGTATTCATGTTGCGCGGTTTTAGAGACTTACAGAATAACAAGACTCTCAAACCCTTTAACGTGTTGCGATTCACGAATTTAGGTTTTAGAGACTTACAGAATAACAAGACTCTCAAACTATATAGTAGATAATATTACTTTTAATGCGGTTTCAGAGACTTACAGAATAACAGGACTCTCAAACTCCAACCTAACTCAAGATTAGAGACAATGCTTTTAAATTCAATACAGTTCATGACTATATCTTCCTACTTTTTCTTTTGCAATTCGTCTATTTGCTTTTCAAGTTTTTCTACTTTTTCGGTTAATGAGTTTAAGGTTAAAAGTAAAGAAAAGGCAAAAATAGCAGTAATAATTAAAACCGCTCCAAAAGCCCATTGTTTGGATACAAACGCAATAATTCCTCCAATCAAGGAAAGAATACTACTTATTCCACCGAAAATATAAAAAAACATAATTCACCTCATTTTTTTAATTAATTAAAGTATAACAAGGAGGCATGAAAATGTCAACTAAAATTCAATATGATTCCTACGGTAACTCTATTGACGGAACAGATTACTGCTCGGGCGTGGAAACTTTCGCCCAAAACTTAATAGAGGATAATGCAAACGACGCCGCTATTATTTTTCCGTCTCCTAATGGCTGGGTAACCCCAAGAAGCGAAACTTATAAATTTGAAGATAAAAATGCTCAAGTAATATTACCCGAAAAAATTTATAGTCCCCCTATAGTCCACATTTTGCTTTCTTACGAAAATGAAAGTAAAGATTTAGTGGAAATATATGATAGAGCAACTAATATTACATATTATTTAGTAAATGTAGTTGATAATACGGGAAAACAAACTAATTATATTGATGTTTCAAATTTTGTTGTTTCTGCAGATACTTATGGAACGTTATCTACACCAATAACGTCAGAGCAAGCTTCTTCTTCTAAGCCCAATAAAGGTAACACTTTCATTTATAGTGATAATAAAATTAATATTTACAATAAAACTTTTAGTAGTTGGACAACAAATTCGGGAAACTCTATGAATTGGCAAATCGCTGTCGAATCTGCTGTAAGATATAAGTATTCATCGTTTATCGTAAAGGATAATAGAGGGAATATTTCAACAATTCAAAATATAGGTAGTTCTGATCTTTATTTTGTCAGTGTTACAACAAACGATCCTCGTTTTCTTCAATTCCGAGTATCGTATATCCCGATGTCGTCGGACATCAAGCTGCGCGCCCGCAAGTCGGTGAGACAGCAAGAGGAATATATTCAAATTCTCAATCAGCGAGCAGAGATAAACAGCGCGTCGGCGTTAGGGAAGTTCATGTATAACACGGCACAGAAAATGGGCACGGAGCAAATCACGCTCGTGAAATTTTACACGAAAATCGGGGATATTCCGCCTTTGGGGTGTCGGGTAAAGCATAACGGCCAGCACTACATATTGACGGCAAACAGCCTGGAAATGACGAACTGCGTACAGTTGAAAGTGACGCATACGCTTTCGAAGAATTGGTCGAATAAGTCTCAATACGTTTCGGTGGATCAGAAGTACAGAAACTATAAAATTCCCGCGGATATCCTGTGGCGGAATATGCTTTGGGAAGATTATATAGAGATTACGACGGACGGAGTGGTGGAAAACGCGGAGGCGGGCGATCTGCTAATGAGCGTAATCGACGACTCGACGACAAAGCGAGCGATCATACCGAGAATATTCATTTGCGATAAAACAGACGACGTTACGATAACGTCGTTTTTCTTATATCGTGCCAATCGAGAAAGTTATGACTGGGGTGTAACGGTGCCGTGTACGACGATAGGAATGGCTAACAGCATGGTATTTTCGGCAAGCATGAAAGACAACCTTTCGGCGGGCTTAAGGATAAGCGAGGAGAATAATCAATATTGCGAAGAAGTCTTTTATTGCGAAAAAAACGGTAAACTCGACTATGCACGGGCGGTGTTGTCTGGCGGAATAAATATCACGGACGCGGGCGCATATCCGCAAGCGACCTTAACGATAAATACGCCGACGGATAAAGTGTTTGACGAGATTTTTTATATTTCCAAAGACCCTGGAGAGGCGTTGAAGTTTACTTATCAATGTCATTGGATCAGCGATGAGGGGGATATAGTGATCGGAAGCAAACTTGCGGAAAACCACCCGCTCGTGAAGAAATGGACGGAAAACCGAAAGTTCCGTTTTTTAGCGTTGAGAAAGCCGTTAAGACAGGGCGAGGATAAAGTGCGTCCAGAAGAACATATGGACATTTTAATTCTGACGGACGAACAAAGAAAGGGGTATTTCGGTATGCAGGATTTGATTTCAGATACGCAAAAGGCGTTCAAGTTAATGTTGGTGGGTGCAGGATTGAGCCTATTGAATAATGCGGGAGTCAAAGCTTGGGCGATTACGGATGAAAACTATAATTTATACATCGGATGTAACGATAAGAGTAAAACAACATTGTATTTTTCGCATATTCACGAACGGATTTAAAGGAGGGCTTACATGAAAATAAAAGTGAAGGACAATAAAGAAATCGAATACATCTCGGGCTCGGGCGAAATCAATACCAATGACGTAATGCGTCAGTTGATCGAGGTGGAGCCCGAAACAGCGCTTGCGCAAGGCGAAAGGCTATGGATCGCTTATACGTGCAAGGCGGACGAGATGATGTACTCGGGCGAGATCCGCATGTATGAGGAGACAGGGATATTTCGTGCGTTGATCCCGCAGGAAGTACTTGAAAAGCCCGGGGAATGGGAAGCGCAACTGTTCAAACGTATTTACAGTACAATAGACACATCGAAATACACCCAGCAGACTGCATCTAACAAGTTTACGTTTACGGTTGCCAGCGGATTGGTACTTGAGGACGGAAGCTATGTCAATAACGGAACGGTAGAATCGCTCTATCAAGACGCGCAAACGGCGGTGAATAAAATCAAAGAACAGTCGGAGAAGATCGACGAGATATTGAATGGCGAAACGAAGCTGGATTTGAACTACAACGCAACGACGGAGGAACTGACGTTTTCCGTGATAAAAGAAACAAATTAAAAAACCAAAAGGAGATAAAAAACATGGCAGAAATATCGAAACTTAACGGATACGACTTAAAGGACAAACAAAGCAGAGCGGACATTGAAACTCTGAAAACAACGGTGGAAGGCAAGCTGGACAAAGTAACGACGGCGGATTCAGATCCGACATGCCCGCGGGCGTATTACGTATCGAGAGACGGAAAGACGCAAGGGGTAATGAAAATTGATAGCGCGGGTTATCCAGACGCAATAGCGCAATATGACAACGGTGGGCGTTTAACGACAGGCGAGCCTGTTACAAATTTGAATGCGGCAAATAAAGGATATGTGGACGGTTTGGTGGACGACATCAAAGACGGGACGATAAAAGTCGGCAAAGCGGAATATGCAGACAGCGCAAATTCGTCTCAGACTGCAACAAATGCAATGCGGGCGAATTGGTATGACGTAGGCGGGGCAAATTCGCCAAAGACAATCGGTTCGAAATTCAGTGAGGTAGAGCAGACGATCCAAAACGTGGCAAACGGAGTAAACCGTGGGTATTCGTTCAATTCGATAGACGCACTGATCGGGGATTTAGAAGGTCAGACTGCGAATACAAAATATAAAATCGGTGACGAGTTGTATATAAAATCTACGGATAAGCCCGACTATTGGGTGGCAGAGGTCAAGGACACAAAAGGGAGCGCGGTAACGAGTATTTCCGACGGAGCAACTGTCGGGTATTGGGTACTGTATAAGCTTGGTGAGAAAACGGACTTGACGCTGTATCAAACGAAAACGGATACGGGTTTTGCGACGACAGCAAAAACGGTAACGGGAGCGGTAAACGAAGTCAAGGTCGCAGCGGACTACGCAAAAGAGAAAGCAGAGGCAGCGACTGAGAAGTTTGAAAAAATGGGCTATACAGTGCCGTCTAATGGAAACAGCTTTGGCGATAATTTTGGAGGTGAGCCTATATATGTGAAGCTGGATAATACCCTGGTACGTGCGGCAATGTGTGATTGGGGCGGAAACAGTATTTACGCCACCTACATAAAATCGGTGACGGCATCAGGTCAAACAGTGACGGTCACGAAAGGCGACGGGACAAAGAGCACGTTTACGACACAAGACACGACGTATGCGCAGGCGACCTCGACGGTGCTGGGGCTTGTAAAGATCGGGTATGCGTCGAGCGGGAAGAATTATGCTGTTGCATTAGACGCGGACGGAAAGATGTATGTCAACGTGCCGTGGACGGATACGGTTTATACGTTGCCCGTAGCGACAACGACGGTGCGTGGCGGCGTGAAGGTTGGAGCGGTGAGAAGTACGGCGGTTACGACGAACGCGGCCAGTTCTACGGACGGGCGCTACTACATGGTGGAACGGGACAGCGCGGAGAAATTGTTCGTAAATATCCCGTGGCAGAATACGACGTATGGTTTGGCGACCCAAAGCACGAACGGGTTAATGTCGGCGGCAGATAAAACGAAGCTGGATCATATCGGGATATCAGTTACGGGCGAAGAAATGACGATTACGTTAAGTTAAGGAGGACGGATATGGCAGATATAGCAAAAATTAACGGGCTGAACTTAAAGGACGCGGCGGCGCGAGCGGATATTGCGACTGCGAAAACGGACATCGCAGGCTTGAAAGAAAGCGTAATAAAAGAAATATCTTCGTCGTATATCCGTATAACCGATTATCCGACAGGCGTGTATAAACTGACGTATAACGGAACGAAATATATCTATTACAATGGGGCTACAAGCACGAGTACGGTTGACGTTAAGGGAAGTTCTGGAGCGGTAATACTGACGGTCAATCGCTATAGTACGTCTCGTTGGTCATGGAGTTATATAAATACCGACGTAAATGGAGTTATGTATTTAGGCTATGGTCAAACGAATACGAGTTCGGGCACTCGCAACGTTATGACTTTGCCGTCTGATGTGACGGGAACATTAGCGACGACTGCTTTGGCGACTACTTCTACTTCGGGTTTGATGAGCTCTACGGATAAAAATACGTTTAATACTATGAAAGATCAAATGCAGTCCGCATTGCGGGTAGCTTCAAATTCTACGACAGCGTCAAACGGGTATATAAATTTGACAAATACAAAAGGTACTCGTTTACAATTAAGGTGGGGATATGCGACACCGTCAAACGGAAAAATAGCAGTTAATTTTGCAAGTCCATTTTCCTCTACATGCCTTGCCGTTATTGGATGTGCGATAAATGCTCAACCGACAACAACGCTTTTAAGTTTTAAGGCAAGCGCAAAGTCAGCGACAGGTTTTACGGCATATTGTAGTTATACTAATTCCGCCGGTGCAGTCGCATATGCGGATGAAATTTTTTGTTGGTTTGCAATCGGATATTAAGGAGGTTGAAAAATGAAAAATAAAAGAATGTCAAGACCCCGGCAAGAAGGGAGCGAACAGGAATACGCGGCGTGGGCGGAATGGTGTAATACAAACGGATATATGATTCAAGACGACAATCCCGAATATTACTATTGCGCAAAGGTAGAGGAAACGGAGCAGGAAACGACGGTATTTAAGATATCCGAGTTAAAAAATAAGCTTAAAGAAACGGATTACAAGGCGCTAAAATACGCGGAAGGATTTTTGAGCGAAGCGGAATACGCGGAGACGAAAACGCAGCGCCAGGCCTGGCGTGACGAGATAAACGCCCTGGAAGCGAAACTTCAGGAGGCGGCCTTATGACGGAACAACGTACGATAACTTTTACGGGAATGACGGGGCGCTTAGACGTTCCGTCATTTGTTTTGTCGGAGAACTCGGATTTAAGAATCGCCCTCGATTTATCGGGGCTGAAAAACAAGAGCGGGTTGTTCCGTTTATTCGTGCGTCACGGCGGCGCGCCTGTCTATACGTTTGCGTTTACGCAGAAAGAACCCGTGGCGACGTTGCCTTGCGAGTGGTTGAAACAGGGCGGGACGGAGTATCTGGAATTTTCGCTGAAGCAGTACAACGATATAGGGACGACCCTTATTAACGGCGGGTATATGATCGAGCCGTGCATAGTGACGGCGGAAGAAGGCTGTTTCGCAGTGACTTCTATAATTCAGGAACTGATAGACAAAGTAGCTGCGTTACGGGAAGAATTGAACGAGGCTTTGGACACGCACAGAAACGCCGTGGCGAGCGAGCTTGCGGGCTTCGAGGAAAGATTAGAAACAAATATATCGACTTTTAATGAAACGATAGAAAGTTTCAAAAGTGGTGTGGCGGGTGAGTTGGAAAGTTGTCGAATAGATTTAGAACAAGTTTCCGCGACATCGGATAGGGTATTGTCGAAAATGCAAGAGTACGTCGATAACGGCGCAGAAGTAACATTTAAGGAGTAAAGGAGATAAAAATATGACTAAAATCAATTTCAGAATTCAACGTAACAACAATCTTAACGATGTGTTTGTCGAAGATTTGGCAGGCCCGGGAAACGGTCGGCATAATTACGAAATACGTCGTGCGGACACAGGAGAAAAATTACTTGATGTTCAGTTTCAAAATGGCGCGAGGAAAGAGGAAAATTCTGTTGCCGGGATTTTAGACAGCGACCTGTTGGAGATCGTACGTCACCGTTTACAATCTTTTCAAAACGGTGAATACAAGACAAGAGAAAACGCCTGTGCGCTTACACATATAGAAGAAGCGCTCATGTGGATGTCGAAACGTGCGGACGATAGGGCCGAACGTGGAGTTCTTGGGACTATGAATAAGTGAACGAGGAGACAGAAAGATGAAAAAGAAAAGAATTATAAACGTGTTGATTGTCGTGATTTTAGTCGCGCTTTTAAGCGTGTGCATAGGCCTGATTTTTGGCACGGGTACATATTCGGCAGCCGCAGAGGAAACGTCGATAGAAGCCCCGCAGGACAGCGCAAACGAGAGCGAAGCACCCGTTTTTACGGAGAAAACCTATCGATACGCACACAGCGAAACCGAGTATGCGCTTATAACGCTTAAGAGCGATGCGGAATGTACCATAGAAATGTTCGACGAGGAAAATACAGGATCGAGAAAAATAACGACAACCTATAAGCAAACAGGCGGAGAATTGACCGTTTACTATATGGGTGATGTTTTAGGTCGATTTATCATTAACGCAGATAATACGCTTACGGAAGCCGAGGAAACACCCGCGCCCGACCCCGAATTCGATTTAGACGCATTTCTCGCATGGGTGCAAAAGTATGCCGACCAAGCGGGGATAGGTAGCGAGTACGCAAAAGCGGTGGAAGCGATAAAGGCGGCCGCTTCCGAAAAGCAAGTGACGATCTCCACCGTGGCGAGCGTGGCTCAACTGGCCGTATTCGTCGTGTATCTCATCTATACGAATGTCAAGAACGGGAAACTGAAAAAGCAGTTGAAAGAGGTATCGGAGAAGCTGGATTTACAGCTTAAAGGCACCAACGGACTGATTGACGAGAGTAACCACAACGGGCAGACGGGCGATAGCACGAAAAGGGACGTGGAAGCGCTGAAAAAGGCATTGGCGAATTTTACGAAAGCCTTTATGCAGTTTGCGGATAGAACGAATATCGGCGCGGCGAGCAAGGAGGCGATCAAGCACGATCTGAACGCGGCGATCCGTGAGATAGACGGCGAGACAAAGGAGAAATCCGATGAAGAAGATCAAGCACTCTAAAGAGTGGTACTACAATGCAAGATTAATCGCGTATTGGGTGGGCATGGCGTTTTGCGTCGTGCCTACTTTAATAGCAGGGATATTGAAACTGCCCGTAATCGTGGTTAAAGACGCGGACAGCACGTTGTCGGGGGTGTTCGTGGTCGTCGTGGTATGCGCCGCGCTGCCGCTGTATAAAGCGCTCATAAAGGTCATGAAAAGCCCGAACGCCGCGGTGATCTGCTGGGTGCTGTTCGGCCTTATGGCGCTTGTCAATTCTATGGAAAAAGGCACGATAGAGGGCTTGACGTTCGTCTTTGCTTTCGCGGCGATCGGGAATACGCTCGGGGCGGTCTGCTTTAAACTTTCGAAAGAGTTTGAGGAACTTTGGCGCCACTGTGGACAAGTGGAGGTGACAAACCTGAACGGAGGGAACGGAAATGGATAAACTGCCCGAAGGGAATGCAAAGCCCGAATATATCAACGCTTATGTGTCGAAAGATCGGACAGGGAAAAACCGAGGCACGAATAACGTTCTGTTGGCGTCGGGGATTTTGGTACTGGTCGCTATTGTCCTGATGTATTTAACGGATATCGCGGCGAGCGTGTCTTTTTCCTGGAAAGATTTTACCTTAAACGGAATCCTGGTGTTTGTGGGTTCGCAGTGTTTGCATTCAATTGCAAAAGCGTATTCGAGAAATCGAAAGCGCGACGAAAAGGAATACGAGGAAGCGGCGAAAAAGTCCAAGGAAGCGATAGAAGAGCTGGTAAAGAGCGAGTATTCCGCCAGGGTAAACGAATACTGCAATCACCATACGGAGGAAACAACGGTGCGGATAAAGACGGCGATCCTGTCGCCCGCGGGATTGACGTATAAAGACTATACGGAAAAATATATCGGAAAGAACGGAAAAGAGCTGTTAAACGCATATCCCGAGGAAAAATTGACGAAAGAACAGTTGAAAGCGATCAAAAAGTGTAATCGGGTAAAGATTAAGCCGTATGACCCGAATTTCCTGCGGGAAAGTTTCTCGGACGGGGTGAGCGAGCTTGAGCCGTCCAACCGATACAAGCCGAAAAGGGATTACAGCATAGAAACGTTAAGAAACGCCGTACAAGGTCTGTTTCTGTGTCTGTTTGCGGTGAATATCGGCGGGGATATAATCCTGAATTGGTCGTTTGCGACGTTTATCACGTGTTTAATAAAGGTCTTTTGCGCGGTTATGCAGGCAGTGAACGGGTTTATTTTCGGGACGAACAACGTGCAGACGGAAATCAATCTGCTGTTGACGAAATCCTCGGAAGCGAAAGCCTGTCTCGAATGGTGCAAAGCGAATCCGAAGGAGTGCATATGATTACTGTTTTCTTGATTTGGCTCATAGCCGTGCTCGCTTCGCATGATTATGAGGATTAATGAATACCCCGACAGGGCAGGTAATACTGCTTTGTCGGGGTTTTTTGTGCTTTTTAGAAAAAAGTTGTCAGTATAGGGTTGACAAACCGTTATTTTTGGTATATACTAATAGTAGAAAGAACGTCGCCAGGGAACGCGAGGGTGTTTTCACCAGCATGTTTATCATGTGGTAGTCGCGCTGGGGGTTCTTTCTTTTTTTGCGCATGGACGAAAAGTTTTTAATTGTTCTATATCCGGAATCATTTTATCTGAGAAATATTTTATCCCATAACTTTTTACTTTTGAATTTCGTTTGTAAAGATGAGAGGAGAGAACCGTAGAAAAACAAGGATATATTAAATTAAAAGTTTTTATTTCGTATGCTAAAAACATAGTGGTTGCACACACATCCGCAAGTTGTAACATATCCCATTGGCTTGCGGATTTGGCTTCCACTTTTCTAAATACAGAGGATTTGACTTCGTTAAACCCATAAGGCAATAGTTTGTTTTTTATATAATCGATTAATTCTTGGTCTCTTGATGTACCGCGCGATGATAATACAATATCGCCTTTCCGATTACTTTCTTTCAAAAACCATGAAACTCTTTCTAAAAGCATGCGACAAATATAATTATAGGCGACAAGAGGGGAAGAGATTTTTTGTTTGTCGAATTTGGTTGTATCAAATAGAATGTTTATATAAGTAAAGTTTTCAAATGCTAACTCTTTTACAATATAAGTTCTACGGGAAAATTCCTTAATTTTTCTAATATGTATTTCGTTTACATTTAAGTCTTTTTTGAGCCGTGCGATCGTGTTTCGAATACTCGGCTCATCTTTTTTGTCAACAATGACAGCGGATAAAACGAACCATTGAGTGCCTCTATTGCAGCCTAAGTCTCCTGCTTCATCAATATATACAGTACACAAGATTTTATCTGTTGTAAAATTAGACATAATCCCTCCCTTACAATTCCATTCTAACTTCAACAACTTTCCCTAAAACAAGAAAATCGTCGCCTTTCAGTACAGGGATAGGCTCAAATTCGGGATTTTCGGGCATTAAAAAGATATTACAATCTCCAAATATTTTGAACCTTTTAACCGTTTGCTCGCCGTTCAGCATGGCAACGACAATATCTCCGCAAGTAGCTACAGGTTGCTTGTGCACAATTAAAACGCTATTATCCCTTATTCCTGCGTTTATCATGCTGTCCCCGTGTACGCGGAGAGCGAAGTATTCTTCTTTCGGCCTGAAATTGATGTAAACGTACCCTTCCAAATCTTCTTGCGCTTCGATCGGAATGCCCGCAACTACACTTCCCAAAAGCGGAATTCTGAAAATATCGTTTAATTCGACCTCGTCTTGTATGGCGAGGTCTTTTATTTGTATCGCTCGTGGGGTTGTATCGATTGTTGTCTTTGCTTCTCCGCCAAGCAATTGATCAACGGAAACGCCATATTTTTCGCTTAAAATTTTTAATGTGTCAATAGATGGTTCAGCTCGGCCGCATTCGTATTTAGAGTAAGCGGCTTGTGTAATGGACAACCAATCCGCAACTTGGGCTTGCGTTTTCCCGGCTTGTAAGCGCAGTTCTTTAAGTCGCATAAAAAGTCCTCCGTTTTCAATATGTAAACATTATATCACATTATACAAAAAAATGTTTACGTTTTGGAAACTTTTTTCTTAAAAACTGTTGACAAATTGAAAACGTTATGTTATAATGTTCACGAAATGAAAACAAGGAGGCGAAAAAATGGAAAAATTGAAACATATTCGCGAGGAAAAACAATTATCAATTCAAGAAGTTGCGAATAAGTTAGGGATTTCTAGAATCACCCTTTGGGCGTATGAATCTGGGAAGCGAAAACCCAGCTTTGATACATTAATTGAATTGTCAAAAATCTATGGCTGTACTGTAAACGATTTCGCGGAGGGCTAACATGACGTACGCAATGCGGGAAGAAATATTCAGTAAGGAGTATCTGTCGATTGAAGACATTCAAGAGCTTCTCGGCTTGCACTATCAAGACGCCGCAAGGACAATGCGAAACATCAAGCGCAGAACGGATCGGCTCGGTATTCGTGGGAAACTTCACGTGCAGGATTATCTGGACTATTTCCAAATCCCGCCTGACAGATATGTAAAGCCGATGGAAGAATAAAGCCGATGGGCGAAAGGAGAAAGAAATGGAAACAGAAAAAATCATAAAAATTATAGAGCATTTATACCAAGCATATATCATTGCGAAT